CGCTTGCCAGTGGAACCTTTTAATATTTCATATTCTTTTTAGTATAAATATTGTAATGCCTATTAAAGATTTTTCAATATTGTTTGAAAAGATAACTACCAATACTAATAAAAAAGATATTGGTGTAGTTAGTGGTTTTAATGCATATTCACAATATATTGAAAATGTGTGTAAAACACAAAAAGGGGAATTGGTATCCAATATGAATTTGGGTTCCAATTATTTTAATTTTATCTTTAATGGTAAAGCAGATGTTGGATCCCTAGAAAGTGTAATGGCGGCATATATTCAAACTGCAATACCATCTATAAACAAGGTAAAGGTAAAATTACAATTTTCATCTGACACAGTGTTTCAATTTTTGATTACATATTCGATTTCAAATGGAATCAACAGCCAATCTGATGCATCTACATTTATCGAGGTATACTTATAATGACATATCAACTAAAAAATCTTAATGTAGCTTCTTTGGACTTTGATGATATTAAATTATCATTGATTAACTTTTTTAATCAACAGCCCGATTTAGCTGATGTAGATTTTAAAAATGATGCCAGTGCTGCAAATTTATTAGTAAATATATTAGCAACCGTGACCGCATATAATGGAGTGTATGCACAATTTGGATATATAAATTCGTTTGCTACTACTACGACTTTGATGCAAAGTTTATTAGGAATAGCATCTAATAATTCTATCTTATTAGCCCCATCACTAAGCGCAACTACAAATAGAACTATTACAACAATCGGTGCAACTCTACAAGATTATACTACTTTTAGTGCATCAACAACAAAAGCATCTAGTGCATTCTTTTTTAATATTGATTCAATACCATCTAATACAAGTAGTTCTATTACTTTATATTCTGGATATGATGTTATAAGTTATACAAATTATGATTATGTAACTCAATCATGTCAACTACCATATTCTATTGATCCACGAACAATTAGTTTTTATGAATCTGTAACCAATTCCGGAATAGTTACAAAGTGGACACGCGTTGATAAGTTTTCACCCACAAGTACTGGAAATGACAAAACATTTACAGTTATTAATGGTCCAAAGGGATATATTGTAACTAATAAGTTTGTTACATCCAAAGAAATAACCACATCCAGTACAGTATTAATTAAAGCCATTTCTTCAAATGGTGCTGATGCAAATAATTCTTCTATATCAAATAGAAGTGATGCGGTTTTTGTTACATTCCAGGTTCCTACTGGAGGATATGATGAACTATCAGTATCTGAAGCACGATATAGTTTATTGTTTAATGCCACAGGTCAAGACAGATGTGTAACAATAAATGATTATATTAATGCAATTTTAAGTTCTGGAATTTCTGGAACTAATGATGAAAGTTTGATAACTGTTAAAAATAATTGTTGTGTTCCAGGTATAATTGATGTATATGTAAGTGGTTTATCGACAAGCAATCAAAGTGGTTTGATGGAATATTTGACCACACGTTGTGTGGCTGGTATCAGATTGGTGTATCAACTATGATTACAGTTTTCAATGGACAACCTGTAACAATTGATACTAAAATGCTTTTAACTTCTCAAAGAGCAGCTGAATTGCTTGGAAGTGATTATCAAAGCTCCATAACAGAACCATGGTTAGGAGATAAACTTACTATTTCTTCTTTATTTCCACAGTGGATTATAAAAGCATATGAAAATGATACTACTAATGTTGCTGTAATACCCATAGTAAAAAATTATATGAGATGGCTTTTAAGCCAAGAATATGGTTATGGTGCACAATTAAACTGGGAAAATATCAGAGTTCCTTTATACATCAATTCTATATTTTTAGAAGCGTTAGCGGATTTTTATTTTACTGGAGCTGATTTTTCACAAGAACCATTAAAATCAATATTACCTAATATTAGAAGATTTTTAATTAGATCTGATCAAAATTATTTTAATATTAAAGGAACCCCAACAGCAATAAAATATATAATTTGTTCGTTATTAGGTTTTAATTTGTCTGATGTATCTGTATTTACAGGCAGTTATGTTACAATGGAAATAAAAATTGCAGCAGCTCAACAAGCATCTTTTGAAACCTTCAAACCATTTTTATCCAAATATGTAATTCCGGCAGGAATTTCTGTAAACTACACTACTATATAACCTTATGTTTAAAAAAATGATGATGTTTGCTGCTTCTTTAGCTTCTAGAGGAATCAGCAATACAAAAACCGATGTTCAAACAAAACAACTTAGGGTTTTATCGTGTTTTGGTGGTAGTACTATTAACACACCTTGTGTGTTTTTAAAAACCAGTTCAGTAGATTCAACTAAAAGTTATTGTGGTGGGTGTGGTTGTGGTGACAAACCACATACGTGGTTACTTCAAAGTTCTGAAGACTATTCAAAATTGGATTATCCAGTTTTAAATTGCCCAATGCAGATGCCTGGATTTAGTAATTATGATCCAAATTTTAAACCAATAGAAGTAAAATTACGAAAAGAAATGATTGAAGGAATTGATCCAAAAGAATTGGAATTGATTCAAGTAACAATAGGATATAGTGAAGAAAAGGAACAATTAATAGATAAAATAAACAAAATTGTTGAGAATTCATAAATATTTCTATGTCCATTACTACCCGACAAGAATTTATTGATTACACATACCGCCGTCTTGGTGCTCCTGTAATTCAGATAAATGTTGATGCAGAACAGGCTGAAGATCGTTTAGACGAATCTTTAGAATATATGCACGAACGCCATTTTGATTTTAATGAACGTGCTCAATTTATTGTTCCTGTAAGTCCTACAAATATTGCAAATAAATATTTTGATACTAATAATTTTGGTTTTGCAGTAGGTGCTCAAGGAGTAACATCTGCAAGTACAGGTATAACTGGATATTGGCCTGCAGCATCAGATATAAGAACTATTACCAAAGTTTATAAACCAGGTAATCAAGTTGGAGATTATATGTTTGATCTTAGATATCAAATGACATTATTTGATTTCTTTGGTTTATATTTTAATCAAGGTGGATTGGCTCAAGGGCCTATGGCATCATATATGGAAAGTATGTCGTACCTACAGTTAATTAACGATGTGTTTAATTATCCAGTATCATACACTTATACACGAACAACTAATAGACTATTTTTAGAAACAGAATATAAAAAACTTGTAGCAGGATCTTATATGATGGTTGAAGCATATGTTCAGGTTAACCCAGACTACTACTCAAAAATCTGGGGAGATCGTATATTTCAACGACATTATTCTGCCATGTTAAAGAAACAATGGGCACAAAACTTAATGAAATATGCGGGTATGCCACTTCCAGGTGGGGCTCAACTAAATGCTGGTGCAATGATGGCTGATGCCATTAGAGAATTAGACGCTATCGAAGTTATGCTATTGAAGACTCAAGAACTCCCAGTAGATCCACTGATTGGTTAAAATGGCAACAAATCCATATCTAAATTTAACTTCGTACGGCCCAGAGCAAAATCTTATTGAAGATCTTACTGTAGAATTGATTCAAGGTATGGGGCAAGATTGTTCCTATGTTCCTAGAAAATATTTTAATATTGATAAAGTGTTTGGCGAAGATCCAGCATCTTCCTTTAAAAAAGCATACACCCTAGAGATGTATGTTCAGTCGTATAAGGGTTTTGATGGTACTGATGTTATTACACAATTTGGTTTAGAAATTAAAGACAAAATCACATTATTGTTTGCTAGACGTAGATTTAAACAAGAAATTACAAATATAGATTCTACTATTACGAGACCCCGAGAAGGAGATTTAATATATTTTCCTTTATCGAAATCTCTTTTTGAAATTAATTTTGTAGAACATGAAAACCCATTATACCCATTGGGTAAACTATATTCATATCAAATAACTGCAGAACTCTTCACCTACAGTTATGAAAAAATAGATACCAATGTCCCTGCAATAAACAGTCCATATACCTCAACACGGGGATTTTCTGGATCTGTACTTATTCCGTTGGCCAATAATCTTGGAACTACTCTTGGAATTAATGATGTTCTTAGAACTGAAGGAAACAGTTATGGATTCGATCCAAACAATCCATTTGATGATTGTGGATCTACCAGTGGAACTGAAGGATGTAATTAACTTTAAGGAATTTTATGTTTAACTATTTTTATAATCAAAATTTAAGAAAATTAGTTGTAGCATTTGGAGCATTGTTCAGCGATATTGACGTTGCTCATACTAATCCTGATGGTGGCACTTC